GGATAGAAAATGCCAATTTATAAATATGACGTGTGCTTCCCTAATTCCCAGAGTGTGATCCGCACCTTCCCTTCCCTTACTCGCGCTCGTGACTTTATGCGCGTTATGTCGGCCGATGACTTACCCTTTTTGGTTATGCCATGGGACGAAAACAGCAGCCCCTTAATTGTGCGACGCGTGAAAACCCCTAGAAAATATCATACACAAAAGGCCGTTAATGTTGCTATACTAGGCCCCTCACAACAGAAAGGATAGAGAAAATGTTAAAAACAGTCAGAATCAGCGCCAACAGCAAAACCGGCCCAATAGCAGTTACTTATCGCAGTGGCGAACACGAAACCTATGGCACATGCCCCACAAGCTGCAGCCTGCACCCGAAAAGTGAAACCGGCACATCACAAATAGACAGTGAATATTTAGCTGCTGTTTTTGATAGCGTCCCGCGTGGTGGTCAAGCTTGGACTTATTCACACTTTGCGGCCGAGGCCCTCCCGCTCCCTCAGCCAAATAAAACAGTGATAAACGCAAGCTGCGACACTACGGCCGAAGCAGTGCGCGCCGTAGAATTAGGCCGGCCCGCTGTATATGCTGCGCCCTTAGAATCGGCCGATCAATGGCCGCGTAAAATTCAAGGCGTGCAATTTGCCCGTTGTCCGGCGGAATTGGCCGACAATTTCAGTTGTCAGCAATGCGGCGGTGGCCGGCCATTGTGTGCACGTGGTGCGCGTGATTTTGTTGTTGTTTTTGTTGCCCATGGCACCGGTAAAAAGAAAGTGGGAAAAGATGAAGACGGCGGGTGTTATGCTGCAAGCGGACCGGTAGCGATACAGTGGCACAACACGAGAAAAAACGGCGCTAAAAATGATGCTGCAGCGCTTCGCGAATTTGTGCGCACGCTCCCACATGGATCTTTTTTGCGCCATCACATCGCGGGCGATTGCGGCCTAGAATTGGGGGCCACGTGATAATTGCCGGCCTAGTTGTTTTTTTGCTGCTGTGTTGGGTAGCAGATAAACTAGACAAATAAATTGTAAATAAATGTTGCAGAGTGTAAAAATGATGTACAATCCGTGTACCGGCACAAAACCGGTATTCATTAACTTAATAGAAAGAATAGCATGGCACATATGATCGACACAACAACAGGCACAGCAGCAATTGCTTATTCAGGTTTAGCCCCTTGGCATAAACTAGGGCAGCAATTGACAGCGGGCGCGACAATTGAACAATGGACACAGCAAGCCGGTTTGGCTTATGACGTATTAGAAAGCCCCGTTTTATTTAACACACCGGCCACCAGTGCTCCGCAAGCTTGGCCTGATAGAAAGGTTTTGCATAGAAGCGATACCGGCGCGCCGTTAGCTGTAGTCTCACAGGGCTATAACGTGGTTCAACCCGCGGAGGTCATGGGGTTTTTTAGTAAGCTTGTGGATCTTGGCGGGTTCACCATGGAAACCGCGGGCGCGCTAAGTTATGGCCGGAGGGTTTGGGCTCTGGCGAAAGTAAACGAGGGGGCCGATATCGTTGAAGGCGATACAGTGCGCCCTTATGTTTTGCTTGGCACATCGTACGATGGAACCATGGCCACAATAGCCAAGTTCACCAGTGTGCGCGTGGTATGCAATAACACAATCACGGCGGCCGTCAATAACAGCGAAGCACAGATCAGGGTTTTACATTCTGAGCGGTTCAACGCGGACGATGTCCGGCTGCAGCTTGGCATCGTGGCCAACCAGTGGGAGCGGTTTTTAGTTCAATCTCGCAAATTGGCCGGTGAAAGTATGACGGCCGAACAGGCGGACGATTTTGTAACCGAATTATTGAAGCCCTACCACACCGGCAAAATCGAAATTAAAGACAGCCGCGCATTCAAGCGAATCATTGAATTATTTAATGGGCGCGCTATCGGTTCCGATATTGTGGGCGTGGCCGGCACGCGGTGGGCGGCCTTGAATGCGGTCACTGAATTAGTAGATCATGAGCGCGGACGCTCTGACAATACCCGCATTGAATCTGCTTGGTTTGGCACGGGCGCTGCTTTGAAAAATAGGGCCTTGGAATTGCTCTCGAGTTAACCATAAAACGGGAGGGGCGATATTATATCGCTTTTCCCTCTTAAAGGTTATGCAAAAAACGCATAAAGTGGGCGGTAAAGTAAACCCTATAAACTAGGCCCTCGGCCCCTCCCGCTCAACGCGTCAATCGTGGCGCTTGGACCACGGCCCGCGCTCCGCGGGCCGTGGTTTTTGTTCTTTGGGCCGTGGCCCATGGCCCGCGGGCCTAACGGCCCGCGGGGCTTTTCTCTCTGCTGCCAATTTTCTTTTCTTTGATTTTTTCCCTTGTAAGGTGGTGGCGGGGGTGGGTGGGCCCGCATACTTTTTTTGTTTTATTTGTTGCAAGTTGCTGGCGCGGTGGTATAATTTGATCTCCACAACAGAAAGGATAGAGAGATGGACCCCGAAAAGAAACGTGAATTCACACCCTATGCTTTTGGCATTGCTTATGCTGAAGCTAACCCATGGGTTTTGCAAAATCATTACACAGTGGAAGAAGTGGCTTCAACCTTCTACACCCCCAGATCAAAGAGTTGGATCTTTTTTGTTGAAGGTTTTACAAAGGTTAAAGAAAGGATAGAGAAATGACTGATCAAGAAAAAATTGATTTGCTTGGCGAGGCCTTGAACAATCTTATGCAGTCCGCTGACACTTACATTGTCGATGGATCTTGGATTGATGAATTGACCCTTGACATTGAAACCGCTCGGGCCTTGCTCAAGAAGATGCCCCCTAAGTCTTGGAACGTGGAGGCTAAAGAAGAGAGGGAATGGGTTGGAACAATAAGAATGCGTGAAGACCTGATTGAGGAAGAGTTAGCAGTCCCTGCATCTTTCACGTTCGAGAACTACGACACGATGGTTCATCCAACCTTTGTTACTGCAGAGGAACTTGAGGGGGCTACTCAAGGGGATGATCCCAGAAAACAAGATGAACATGCATTTTGTTACGTACAACTAAAAGATGGCAGATCTATGTATTTTTTAAGTGTTGACTTAGATTTCAAATAACGTGCTATAATTCAACTGTCTAATCGGCCGATTAGATACAACCCTAGAAAGAAGAGAGAACGCAATGAGCAACCCAGTAACACCCTTCCGCAATAATCTGTTTGCATCACGTGGCATGGACATCCAGTCCGCGTTGGATTATTCAGAGATGATGATTAACACTTTGAGTGCCACTGATCAAGTAGCAGTCCGGACTGCATTCGGTGTTGTGATCAACACCATCGAAAGTGCAGTGACCCAGTCCCAAGGCCCGAGCCCCGAGAAGTTGGCCATCATTGCTTTGATCGACGAGCGGATCGCAGAGCACAAACTGATCCGCGAAGATGCTATCGGTAATGTTGTCGATGAACACATTGATAACCTTGTTGATGACAAAATCAGTAACTGGATGTCAGATAACTTTGATGTCACCGATTACAACGTGGACGATGCAATTGAATCTTGGATGGATAACAACATAGATGAAAAGATTCAAGACGCAATCAGTAATGTTGAATTTAGTGTTACTGTTAAATAATCTGTGATATAATCCATGTACTGGATCAGCCGATCCAGTACAACTTTAGAAAGAATAGAGATTATGAACCGCAAGACAAATCCATTGATCAACGCGATCAATAATGCAACAGAACAGTCCCGCAAAGAGGGACACAATTTAATCGCTAGAGCTAAAATCCTAGATGAAGCACGTATGAAAATCAGAGTGAACTACTCTGGGGTTTTCAAGGATCTAGATTTGAACGTGCATAACTTGTTCGTTCGAACAAGTTATCACAAGCCCACAATTGCTGTGAACTTAAATGCTTTGGAATCATTCAAAGACACCCAGTTGATGGGCCTGCTTGAATTCTTTTCAAGCAAAACCGAAAAGGCCACAACACGTGACTGGCCCCAGTACTTGAATCGGGATTACACTTTCGAACTGGACGACGTGCTCGTTAGCATCTCTGCATTTGTCCGGACCGATAGCCCAACCTGCAGAAAAGTACAAACTGGGGTGAAAGTGGAAGAGGTCCCCCAGTTCGAACTGGTCTGTGACTAGACCAGCGGGTCTGGGTTGTATGTACATACAACCCAGAAATCACAAACACGAAGGCAGCCTACTGGTTGCCTTTTTTGTCAGCCGGTACATTACTGTACCCTGTACAGTATTACAGGGCCCATGGGCCCTGTATGCATAACACAGAACCCTTACGCGCGCCTTACAGTTCTCTTTTTTCTTCTATTTTTCCCTTATTAGGTGGTGGCGGGGGTGGGTGGGCCCGCCTGTTACTCTCTGTGTGTGTATTGGGATTGGGATTAGGAGAGGGGGGAGGGCCATTTTAGGTACGTCAGTTGCAGGCAAAAGCTTCGCCAAGTTTTAGCCAAATTTAGAACCTGTTTAAACATGGCCTCCCCAAAACACCCCCCCCTTGTTGTTTTAAATGCAATCAGGGGTTATATTTATGCAAATTTCAAAACGTGGCCTATGCACTCTACAAAACCGGATGACGTACAAGACGAGCAGCTAAGACTAGAACTTCGTCTTAGATTGCTAGAAGCTCAGGACAGAGCAACCACTGACTTCCTGTCCTTCTGCCAGTACGTCTGGCCCGAGATGATTGTCGGGGAACACCATCGGCGTATTGCTAAAGCCCTTGACCGTGTCATTACAGGTGAGTGCAAACGCCTGATGATTGCGATGCCTCCACGGCATGGCAAGTCCCAGCTTGGGAGCTATCTGTTTCCAGCATATCTGATGGGCCGGAGCCCTGATACTAAACTCATTGTCGGCTCCCACACTGCTGAGTTAGCGCAGCGTTTTGGCCGAATGATTAGAAACCTTGTTGATGATGAGAAGTACAAGGA